CCCAAGCCGGATCATGCGCGTGGCTGGCACAGTCTCATGGCCCAACCAAAAGAAACAAGCCAAAGGATACATTCCAGAGCTTGTCACAATGCGTACGCAATTCAGTACGGATCGTGACCCCGTGCCGTTTGAACGGCTCATGCGAGCATTCCCCAAGAAAGAGCAGCCAGCTAGCAGCATAGACATAGATCTAGGGCAGCAAGCAATGGACAGGCAACTGGCAGTGCAGAACGTGCTAGCCGGTGACGATTGGCACATAAATATGGTCAGGCTTGTCGGCTCATACGTTACAAAAGGTTTATCAGACGAAGAGATCCACGCCATAACAGATAGCCTCACGCTAGCAGGTTACACGGTAGACGACACAAGAGCAGAGGTTCAACGCGCAATAGATGGGGCCAGAAACAAAGGCTGGACACCGCCACCTGATCCCGTGCAGCAACGCATAGAGCAACAGAACGAGGCGCTGAGTGCCGAAACGCAGGAAACGTGGCCTACCCCCTATAAAACATTTGATGCGCTCACGCTGCCGCGCAGGGAGTGGGTGTACGGATACGATTACATCAAGAAGTATATCAGTGTGACTGCATCGGCAGGTGGCATTGGTAAGACAAGTGCAATCATTGTCGAAGCCATAGCAATATCAACAGGCAAAGACCTGCTCGGCGTACAAGTCAAAGAACAAACAAACGTATGGATCATCAACCTTGAAGATCCAATATCCGAAATGCAAATGCGAACCATAGCAGCCATGCAGCACTATGGCATAACGCCGGAGGATGTACGCGGCAAGCTCTTCATGGACGGCGAGGACACCATGCAGATCACACTCGCGGCAGAAAGCAGAGATGGGCTAATCACAAATGATGCGCTGCTTGAACACATCACACGCAAAGTCAAAGAAAACAACATCGGCGTTATTATTATTGACCCGTTTGTGTCAGCGCATCTGGTCAACGAGAATAACAACGGAAGCATCCAAGCAGTCGTTGCCATGCTGCGCAAGCTGGCCCGTGATACAAACAGCTCAGTCCAGCTCGTCCACCACATCAGAAAAGGCAACGGAGACGATGCCACAATCGACAGTGTGCGCGGCGCAGGAAGCCTAATCGGAGCAGCCAGAGCCGCCAGAGTAATCAACAGAATAACCCCTGACGATGCAATGGCGCTCGGCGTAGACGAACATGACGCGCTCGGCATCTTCGCAATGGACGATGGAAAAGCAAACCTCGCACCGCCAAGCGACAAGCGTATATACAGACGTATGCTCTCAGTCGAAATCGCAAACGGCGAGCATATCGGGGTTGCAATAGAGTTCAAGCTGCCGGACCTGTTTGATGGCGTCACAACACAAAACGCCAGAAACGTGCAAGCAGTCGTGGCAGAAGCAGAAGCCAACCAAACACCGTTTAAAGTAAACGTGCAAGCCAAGCACTATGTCGGACAAGCAGTCGCAGATGAGTTGAAGCTAGACCTTGAAAAACCCGGCGACAAGGCAAAGGTCAAATCAATCGTCAAACAATGGATCAAAACCAACATGCTGAAGCAAGCTGAGATGTACGACAAACGGCAAGGCAGAGACGTGCAATGTGTGGTCGTGGGCGAGATGATTAAGTGGGATGAAGTGTGATGGACGCATACATATTACCAGAAGGAAACGTGTTAATTAGCTTCTCTGGCGGCAGAACGTCAGGCTACATGCTGCACCAAATCTTAGAGGCAAACAATGGTCTGCCAGACAGAGCAAAAGTCACATTCGCAAACACTGGCAGAGAAATGCCAGAAACGCTAGACTTTGTGCAGGAGTGTTCAGACAGATGGAACGTGTCGATTACTTGGTTGGAGTACACAAAGGCAAAGCCAAAGTTCAAAACAGTTAGTCATAACTTAGCAGCTAGAAACGGTGAACCGTTTGAGGAATGCATCAACAGCGTTACGAAGAATAGATACTTGCCAAATCAAGCACAGCGTTTCTGCACACAGCAAATGAAGGTTCTAACAATCAAACGCTACCTCGTTAGACAAGGTTGGAAGCAATGGACGAATACTGTCGGCATCCGAGCAGACGAAGCGCGAAGAGTTAAGCCGTCAAAAGACAAGAGATGGATAAACTGGTTCCCGCTGAATGATGCGAAAGTGTCTGTGCAAGACGTAAACAAGTTTTGGAAGGCGCAGAAGTTTGACTTGCGCGTGATGAAAGGCGGCGGGAATTGTGATGGATGCTTTCTAAAGTCCGAAGCAACACTTGCAGCCATGTGGCGTGAGCAGCCAAGCAGAATGCAATGGTGGGCAGATATGGAAGCCAAGACAGGCGGTCAGTTTCACAAGAGCAGAAACTATGAAAAACTTGGCAACTTTGTCAGCCGCCAAGGCGATTGGATATTTGATGACGAGGCATTCTTATGTCAAGCAGACGATGGAGAATGTACTGGCTAAATCCTCACTTCCTCACCTTGAAATGCCAAGGTGAGGAAAGGTGAGGAAGTGAGGAAAAAAGCGCCCAAAATTCTTCCTCCTCACCTCTCCTATGTATTACATAGGAGGTGAGGAGGTGAAGTGAGGGCTTCGATACAAGGTGAGGAGGATTGGTTGATGAAGACAAGTGTGCAGCGGGGGAAGAGACAAAAGAAATCGGACAGGATCTTGTCCAGCAATCAGAACAAGAATGCAATCATGTGTGATTTTGCTTTGGGGCCAGTAGACAGGCTGGCAATCGAGATGGATGATAAGTGGGGGATTGATGTGCTGCCGGAGTTGGTGAGCGTCGAGACGGCGCAGAAGTATGGCAGCGCGGTTGCCAAGATGAACGCGGCAGTTTGGGAAGAAGATGTGGAAGAGACTAGGACGCGCTGTGAGATCGTTATTCGAGGGCTGAGGGCTATGGATGCGGAAGCGGAGCGTTTGGGCGCTCAGAGAGCCTCTACGGAGGTCTGGGAGGTGGAAATAGATGGCAAGCTGTTTGGCGTTATGAAAGATGGAAGGTCGTGGCGAACGATAAAGGAGCAGAGGCCAGAGCTAGAGTTGCTGACGCTGCGGGAAGTCGGGCTGGCATACCAAGCGTTTCAAGAAAGTAAGGCAGGGGAATTTGAACGGGCAGTGAAGCAATCGTTTGAAGGGGCAGAAATTACATATATCAAGGCAAAAGAGTTTGATGATCCGATACCGTTCTGATAAGTTGACCATGCTGCATTGGGACTCATTCCACCCAATTGCCTCACAAACTGGCTCAGCATTGCGCTGGGCCAATTTTTTATGTATCTTGTGTTTGAAGCTGTAAGAGGTGAGAGATGGGCAAAAGCAGAACAGTCAGCATAGCCATCATGGAAAAAATTGTTGACCGCTTAGCGCACGGCGAAACATTAGTTGACATTACCAAAGACGAGAAGATGCCAACATACCGGGCAGTGACAAGAGCAGTCGCTGGGGATGATGAGATGTGGGAGTTGTATCGCAAGGGTCGTATCTTGCAAGCGGAGTATTATGCGGACCGCTTGAACGGATTGGCAATGGAGCCGCTGCCAAAAGGTTTAGATGTTCGGGAGCTAAACGCAGAGGTGAACAGGCGTAGGCTTGAAATTGACACGCTGAAGTGGACGACTGCTCGGAACCAACCGTTCGGTATTCGAGACAAGAAGGAGGATCAACCGCAAGCTCAGACGTTTACAATTAGCTGGGCTGGCAATGATGTAGAGGTAACGGCAACGCCGGAGAAGCAGCAAGAAGATAGGCAGCATGTTGTTAAGCATTAGGCCAAAACGTGTGTATACCACACATCCTGTGCGTCCGATCTACGCGCGTGAAGCAGAGGGCGGGGCAACCCCGTCTGTTTTAAATTTTTCAACTTATGCGGGAAAAAGCAAATTCACGGCAAGAGGCGGTTTGCTAAGTGCTTGATTTTATTGATGTCCTAAAACGTATAATAGGTATTATGTTAATTATTTGCCGAGCGGCACCCCCCACCCCCCGCCGAGCCGCCCGCCCTCTTTATATACGTATATCACCCTTGGAGATGGGACCGTGACTGACACTGGCCTCTTCAACCACATCACACAATTGCGCCACCTTGTGGTCAACGCAGAAAGCGCCACGGCTCAATATGAAGCAGCGGTCTTGCTTTTAGATCTATATGAAACCATACTAGAGCAAAACGGGCTGCTTCGATTTTCGAACGAAAGGTATACCCAGCATTGACGCATATTGAGATACCATATGATCCACGTCCATTGCAGATGGAGCTTCACAATGAAATGCAGGTGAAGCGTTGGGGTGTTGTTGTGTGTCATCGTCGGTTTGGCAAAACTGTCTGGGCAATCAATCATATTTTGCGGGATGCGTTATTATCTGCCAAGCCGAACCCCCGGTATGCGTACATGGCACCCACCTATCGTCAGGCGAAGAATGTAGCTTGGGATTATATAAAACAGTTTGCGGGTGGGATACCGAATGTGAAGTTCCATGAGACTGAATTGCGGTGTGATTTGCCTACGGGTGCGAGGATTTCGTTGCTTGGTGCTGAGAACCCTGACAGTTTGCGCGGTATATATCTTGATGGCTGTGTGATGGACGAGGTTGCTGACATGCCGGAGACTGTGTTTCCCGAGGTTATTCGTCCTGCATTGTCTGATCGGAAGGGTTGGTGTGTATTTGTTGGGACGCCTAAAGGTCATAATGCGTTTTATGATGTGTATGAGCAGAGCGCTGCAAATGATGATTGGTTGACTGCGATTTACAAGGCGAGCGAGACGGGGATTTTAGACGGCGAGGAATTGTCGGCTGCGCGGCAGATGATGTCTGATGATCAGTATGCGCAGGAATTTGAGTGTAGTTGGAATGCAAATGTTCCGGGTGCGATATATGGAAAGGAGTTGGAGGATGCTACGGTTTCGGGTCGTGTGACGAATGTGCCGTATGATCCTTCGAAAAAGGTGGACACTTGGTGGGATTTGGGTGTTGGGGATAGCACGGCGATCTGGTTTACGCAGAGTATTGGTCGTGCTGTTCATGTGATTGATTTTTATGAGAACAGAAATCAGGGTTTGCCGCATTATTGTCAGATATTGAACCAGCGGAATTATTTGTATGGGACGCATAATGCGCCGCATGACATTGAGGTGCGTGAGTTGGGGTCTGGGAAGTCTAGGCGGGAGACGGCTTGGGATTTGGGATTGAATTTTCGCGTTGTGCCTAAGCTGCCGTTAGAGGATGGGATACATGCGGCGCAGATGGTGCTGCCGAGGTGTTGGTTTGATCGGGAGAAATGCAAGCAGGGATTGGAGGCTTTGCGTCAATATCATAGGTCATATAATGATAGGACTAGAAGTTTTCGTGCAAATCCTGTACATGATTGGAGTAGCCATGCTGCGGATGCGTGGAGGTATTTTGCGGTTGGGTTGCGTGAAACGGGTGATCGGATGAGGCCACCCCAGAAACAGGCGGTTATGGAATATGATCCATTTGCGGCATAGAGGAGATTAGCTATGGGTGGTGCGGTAAGTAGATTTGGTGGTTTTATTCGGCAAGTGGCTGACAGGGCGGGTGGTGTTCTGAGGGAAGCAGAGGAGATTGGATCGCTGCGCAAGTTTGGCGCGGACGTAGATCTTTTGGCGCCTTTTACGTCTGGGACAAGTTCGGCTCCTGCTCCTGCTCCTGCTCCTGCTCCTGCCCCTGCTCCAACTCCGGCTCCTACGCCTACGCCACCTCCTGCTCCTGAGCCAGTTGCCGCTGCGCCGGAGGTGGAGAGTGAAACTGAGCAGAGGGCGATTGAGAGCACAAGGCGGGGTCGTGCGTCTACGATGACAACGGGGCCGCGAGGTTTGATGGCTGTTGCTCCTGAGCAGGTTCGTCGTCGCAGGTCTTTGATGGGTGGGTTGATTTCGTAATGATGTATCGTTCTCCTCAGAACATTGCAGGTGAGATGGGGCGCAAGTCGTCTCAACCTGCAAAGCGCCGTTTTGATATGACTGTAGATCCTTTGGAGCGGTTAAATCAAAAGATGGCTGGTCGTATGCAGGGCGGCGCTGTTGAGGGTAAGGATAAGAAGAAGCAATCTCTGATAAATAGTATTGGAATGATGTGATGGCTCAAGTGTCTCCTTTGATAGTGCAGTTGGATCGCAGATATAAGACGTTGCAGTCGCAGCGGTCTAATTGGGAGAGGCATTGGCAGGAGCTTGCGGATTATATGCTGCCACGCAAGGCTGACATTACGAAGAAGCGGACGCAGGGTGATAAGCGGACTGAGTTGATTTATGATGGCACGGCAATTCATTCTGTTGAATTGTTGTCTAGTTCTTTGCATGGGATGCTGACGTCACCGAGTACGCCTTGGTTTTCGATGCGGTATCGTGAGCCTTCATTGCAAAATAATGATTTGGCGAATGAGTGGTTGGAGCTTTGCTTGGATCAGATGTATCAGCATTTTAACAGATCCAACTTTCAGCAAGAGATCCATGAGCTTTATTATGATTTAGTGGTGTTTGGCACGGCTGTTTTGTATATAGAGGGCGATGCTGAGGGCTTGCGTTTTTCTTCAAGACACATTGCGGAGATTTGCATATCTGAGGATGCGAATGGCAAGGTTGATACAGTGTATCGCAAGTTTAAGATGTCTGCCCGTGCCATGATGCAACGTTTTGGCGAAAGCAATGTTCCAGCACAGGTTGTTAAGGACATCAAGGGTGATCCATACAAGGAGCATGAGATTGTTCATGCGATATACCCCCGCTCTGAGACAAAAGGTCGCATGGCAAAGGATAAGCCGATTGCATCGGTGTATTATCATGCGGATACGAGGATGTTGCTTTCCGAGGGTGGGTTTGACGATTTTCCGTTTATGGTACCGCGTTTTGTTAAAGACAGTGTAAGTACATATGGTCGGTCACCTGCGATGAATGCGTTGCCTGATGTTAAGATGTTAAACAAGATGTCAGAGGTGACTATTCGCGCTGCTCAGAAGCAGATTGATCCTCCTTTGATGGTTCCTGATGATGGGTTTATGCTGCCTGTTCGGACAACGCCGGGGTCTTTGAATTTCTACCGCTCTGGGACGAGAGACAGGTTGGAGCCTTTAAATATTGGTGCGAATAATCCGCTGGGTCTTAATATGGAGGAGCAGCGGAGAAATTCTATCAGACAAGCGTTTTATGTAGATCAATTGCTGATGTCTCAAGGTCCGGCAATGACTGCTACAGAAGTATTGCAGCGCAATGAAGAAAAGATGCGACTTCTTGGACCTGTTCTTGGTAGGCTCCAGTCTGAGTTGTTACAGCCTCTTATTTCCCGATCATTTGCGTTGCTGCTCAGGAATGGCCTTCTCCCTGCCGCTCCTGAGCAATTACAAGGTCAGGATATAGATATTGAGTATGTATCTCCGTTGGCGAAAGCGCAGCGCCTGACAGACTTGCAGTCTATGCTGCGTGGGTTTGAGGTAATGATGCAAGTTGCAGAGATTGCGCCTGTTATGGATTATTTAGATAGCGACAAGCTGGTGCAGTATTTGGTTGAGGTTACGGGCATTCCTGCGCGTGTTATTCGCGGCGATCAAGAAGTAGCGCGTATTCGTAGGCAGCAAGCAGAGGCGCAAGCGCAACAAATGGAAATGGCTGAAAATGCTATGGCTGCGGAGCAAGCGGGACAAATTGCACCATTGATTAAGGCGGCTCAAGGATGAAAGAGCTTGAAGAGTTAAAGCTTGCGTATCGACGCACGTTTAACACTGACGATGGTGAAAGAGTATTGAGTGATCTCAAAACACGGTTTGGTTTTGAGACAACCACATTTTCGGACAATCCTTATCAATCTGCATTTAATGAAGGTCAGCGAGCGGCTGTGCTGCTGATTGTCCGAATGCTGACCGAGAGGAAGGAACCCCAATGAGCGAAGAGGCAATCCAAGATACTGGATCTCAAGAGGCTGTGGCAGCGGAAGCGGCTCCAGTTAGCTTTTTAGAAAGTTTACCAGAAGAGTTGCGCAATGAGCCAAGCTTGCGCACCTTTACAGACCCAGGGGCGTTGGCCAAATCTTATGTTAGTGCTCAACGTATGATTGGCGCAGACAAAGTGGCTATACCCGGAAAGTCTGCTACGTTTGACGAATGGCGTGAAGTTTATACAAAGCTTGGCGCTCCAACTGAGGCTGGCTCATATGAGTTCAGCAAAAGCGATGTTGCTGTTGCTGATGAGACTGTAAGTGCATTGCGTGAGGCGGCATATAACGCCGGACTGAGCAATGCGCAAGCAGAGCAGATGATGGGCTTTGTTCGCAATACTGTTCAAGGTATGCAGGGCGCTTATGATGAGATGGCTGAGAAATCACGCTATGAAGGTGAGCAAGAGTTGCGGCAGGAGTATGGTCAGGCGTTTGAGCAGAAGCTTGAGATGGCGCGTTTGGCGGCAACGCAGCTTCTTGGTGGCACTGAGATCTTTGATGAAATTACCTTATCAGATGGGCGTATGTTGGGGGATCATCCGGCGATTGTTCGCATGTTCAGCAACCTTGCTGCTCAAATAGGTGAGGACAATCTTGAGGGTGCGCCGACAGAGATGGTAATGACCCCGCAAGAGGCTTCTCGGCAAATTGCAGAGATGACTAGACGAGATGGCCCCTATTTTGATAGAATGCATCCTGAGCATAGCAATTACGTTGAAGAAGTGTTGCGGCTCAGAGAATATGTATAGTGGACAACCGCAAGGCCCACGAGTAAGCTTGTAGTCAAGCGGAGTAGCTGCCCTAAGCAGTAGCACGGCCTCGCAAGAGACAACCTAGCGCAGTAAACCAAAAACTGAAACATTGTAGGAGAGGCAAGATGTCTACTCAAATTACTACAGCTTTCGTTAATCAGTTTTCTGCAAATATCCAAATGCTTTCGCAGCAAATGGGTTCTATCCTGCGAGCAGCGGTAGATGTGGAAAGCGTGAATGGCGAGAAAGCTTTCTTTGATCAAGTGGGAGAAGCTGCGGCTGTCCTACGTACATCACGCCACGCGGACACACCGTTGATTGACACACCACATTCACGGCGCATGGTAACGATGTCTGACTATGAGTATGCGGATCTGATCGACGATCAGGACAAAGTCCGTTTGCTTGTAGACCCAACATCAACGTACAGCCGTGCGGCTGCGGCTGCGATGGGTCGTGCAATGGATGATGTAATCATTGCGGCTGCTCTGGGTACTGCTCAGACAGGCAAAGATGGTTCTACATCTACAGCATTACCATCTGCTCAAAAGATTGCGGTTGCATCCGCTGGCTTGACGATTGCCAAGCTGGTGTCTGCAAAAGAAATCTTGGACAGTGGAAATGTTGATCCATCTATTCCGCGTCATATTGTTGTTTCACCTAAGCAGGTTTCTGACCTGTTGAACAACACGACTGTAACGTCAAGCGACTACAACACTGTAAAAGCGTTGGCGATGGGCGAAATCAACACCTTTGTTGGCTTCCAGTTCCACGTCAGCAACCGCTTGGGTACAGATGGCTCCGGTGATCGTCAGGTCATCGCATTTGCTGGTGACGGCATCAAGCTTGCGATTGGTAAAGAGCCAGCCGCACGTATTGATGAGCGTGCTGACAAATCATACGCAACACAGGTTTACTACTGTCAGTCAATCGGTGCAACGCGCATGGAAGAGTCAAAAGTCGTTGAAATCGCCTGTTCAGAATAAGGAGACTAATCAATGGCTACTGTATATTCAGCACAACGCACAAACACACGGGCAACCCCCGCTGTGATGAACAAAGCCAATGAGCTTGGTGGACGTGTCCGCGTGGCTCATGGCACATACGAAGCATCTTCCTTGGCATCCGGCGATGTTATTGAGATGTTTATTCTTCCTGATGGCGCAAGATTGCTTGAAGGTTCTTTGGCGCATGATGCGCTGGGAGCTTCAACAACTTTGTCAGTCGGCTACGCTGCGCATACGAATGCTGCGGGTACTGCGGTATCTGCCGCTGCTGCTGCGTACAAAGCTGCGGCTGCATCGACATCTGCTCAGAAGGTAGACGTACTTGCAACTCTGGCTCTTGGCTCAGGCACAGAGACAGACACCAATGAAGATGGTGTTGTGATCACAGTGACAATGGGCGGTGCCGCTGGCACTGGCACTATTGAGCTAACCATGAAGTATGTGGTTGACTAATAGGGCGGGGCGGGAAACCGCCCCCTCTCACTTATGGAGATAGCAGATGACAAGTAACGTCGATATTGCCAACTATGCGCTTAACATGCTGGGTGCTTCAAACATTTCTGCGTTTGATGAAAACAGCAAGGCGGCAAGGCTTGTCAATCAAAGATACGATGGGGTTAGAGATGCGGTGTTTCGCTCTCATCCTTGGAACAGTTTAATACGCAGAGCGGCATTGGCTCAAGAAGTGGATGCTCCTGCATTCGGATATTCCAAGCAATATGCGCTGCCTACAGATCCGTATTGCTTGCGTGTGTTGGAATTTAACAATGGATCTTTGGCATATCCTCAAGACAATATGACCAGCAACACGGGCGATAGTGTTTTTGTTATTGAAGGGCGCAAGTTGCTGACTGATGAAGGCACGGCAAAAATTAAGTACATAGCAAGAATTACTGACCCACAGCAATATGATGCAGGGTTGATTGAAGCTTTGGCGTCCCGCCTTGCTGTTGAGCTTTGTTACGCAATTACGGGATCGAATAGCTTGCTGGGTACTGTGACTGCATTGCATGAGGCTAAACTAAAAGAGGCAAGGTATGTTGATGCAACTGAGGGCGCTCCGCAACGCATAGAGGCGAGTGACTTTATTGAAGCGAGGCTCTAATGGCACGATCCGCTCCAGCCTTTAGTTCTTTTACTGCGGGTGAAATATCGCCACGCCTTGAAGGTCGCATAAACATTGAGAAGTATCGTGAGGGTTTGTCTGATTTGACGAACATGGTTGTTATGCCTCATGGGGGTGTAACGCGCAGACCGGGTACAGAGTTTCTTGGCGCTACGGCAGATAGTTCTGTAAAGTCTCGTTTAATTCCGTTTCAGTTTAAAACCTCAGACACATACATCTTAGAGTTTGGCAATCAAACGATGCGGGTGTATCGCAATGATTTGCAGGTTCTTAATGCTTCTGCAAAAACAATTACTGCCATTACTAAAGCAAACCCCGGCATTGTAACAAGTGCAAGTCATGGGTTTGGCAACGGCGATGAAGTTTATGTTGACAGTATTGGCGGCATGACTGAGCTAAATGGCAGAAATTACCTTGTTGCAAATGCCTCAACTAACACGTTTACGCTGCAAGATTTGTTTGGCAATAATATAGATACGACAAGTTTTACAACATATACGTCAGGCGGCACGGCAACAGAGATTTATGAAATTGCCACCCCATACGCTGAAGCTGATTTGTTTGACCTGCGGTTCGCTCAAAGTGCTGATACCATGTATATCGTGCATCCGAGCTACGATGTGCGAACCTTGACGCGCACTGATCACAATGCTTGGACTTTTGCCACACCTACGTTTTCGGGTTCTCCTTCCCCCGGATTGTCGGGGTCTGATAATCGTCCAAGTGTTGTGACATTCTTTGAGCAGCGTCTTGTGTTTGCTAATAGCAACAATAATCCACAAACTGTTTGGTTTAGTAAGAACGGCGATTATACAAACTTCACTGTCGGCACGGCTGATGATGACGCATTGATCTATACGATTGCATCTAATCAAGTGAATGCGGTGCGCTTTCTATCTGCAACGCGGGTTTTGACCATCGGAACAAGTGGCGGTGAGTATGTGCTAACGGCGACGAATGACGGTCCTGTGACGCCTACAACAACGCTTATTCGCAAATATAGTAATTATGGATCTTCAACTGTGGAGCCTGTGCAGGTTGCTGATGTAACTTTGTTTGCCCAGCGCGGTGGCAGAAAGGTCAGAGAGTTTCGATATGCTGGCGAAGTGAATACTGCGGGGTATCAGGCTCCCGATATGACCATACTGGCAGAGCATATCACTGAGGGCGGCATAAATCAGTTTGCATACCAGCAAGAGCCGGATAGCATTATCTGGGCTGTACGAGCAGATGGAACGCTCTTAGGGCTGACATATCGCAGAGAAGAAGAAGTTGTTGCATGGCACAAGCATGTTATTGGCGGTGCATTCGGCGGCGGTCAGGCAGTGGTTGAAAGCATTGCTACTTTGCCTACAGACACGGGCGAAGACGAATTGTTTATGGTTGTAAAGCGCACGATCCAAAGCGTAACGCGCAGATATGTTGAAAAAATGAAGTTGTTTGATTTTGGGAATGATACAACTACAGCGTTTTTTGTAGATAGCGGGTTGTCTTATAGTGGCGGCGCAACATCTTCTCTTAGCGGATTATATCACTTGGAAGGTGAAAGCGTAGCGATTTTGGCAAATGGCGCAAGCCATCCAGATAAGACCGTAAGCTCTGCGGCAGTGGCTTTAGACTTTTCGTCTACGAGTGCGGTGGCGGGTTATAACTTTGTAAGTAACTTGCAAACGCTGCGCATTGAAAGCGGATCTGTGGATGGCACAAGTCAGGGCAAACCCAAGCGTATCCATGGGATTACTTTACGACTGTATGAAACTGTTGGAATTGAGGTTGGCAATGACAGTGGTGAGATAGATCGCATACCATTTAGGGATAGCTCAATGGCTATGGACGAGGCTGTGCCTTTGTTTACTGGCGACAAAAACATTGAGTTTGAGGGCGGTTTTGATGATGATGACCGGATTTATGTAAGACAGAACCAGCCTTTGCCGATTTCTGTACTTGCGTTCTTCCCAAGAATGAACACGTTTGACATATGATTGAGTACTCAAAAGAAAGCTTCATGGAAGCAAAAGAAGAGCTAGAGCCAATGTTTGTTGATCATTACAATGAGATTGCTCTTAGTAAGGACAAGATTGAGCTTGGCCCAGATTGGGATATGTACCAAGCATTAGAGGATGCAAACTTGCTGCATTTCTATACCATGCGAGAGAGCGGATTTTTGGCTGGCTACTTTGCCATGATTGTAATGCGTGACTTACACTATAAAGACCATATCTTTGCCCTTAATGATCTGATATATATAAATCCTAAGAGCCGGAAAGGGTTTAACGCTTGGCGGCTAATTAAGTTTGCCGAGCGCGATTTAAAAGATGTTGGTGTTTCTGTGATGCACATAAATGTAAAAACGCACAAACCGTTTGATAGGCTTCTAGTACGTTTAGGTTTTGAGCATTCCGAAAACATTTTCCGAAAGTACATAGGGGGCTGATATGGGTGTTCAAGCTGCATTAGCCGCTGTTCAAATCGGAACAACATTATACCAAGGCGTACAAGCAAAAAAATCTAGTGACAAGGCAGCACGGGCTGCGAAACGCGCTGGTGAATTTAACGCAAAGATTATTGAGCGCGATATTGATTTATTTGAAAAACAGCGCAAAATTGTAAATGCGCAATTTGCCGTTGATCAAAAACGGTCAAGAGACATCTTTGAAAGAGATGTGCAGGGAGCGGTTCGATCTGGATTTGCATTTGCTGGTGTGGACATGAGTATGGGAACGCCAATAAATGTTTTGCGTCAAAATGCGCGAGAGTTTGATTATGAGCAAAAAGTTGCTGCATTTAATAATGAAGTTGCGAATATGCAAATAAATGATGCTCAAGAAGAAGCTAGGTTAAATGCAGAGCTTTCTCGCATGGAAGGTGGTATGGCGGCTGCTTCAGCAAGAGCGAAGGGAACTGCTTCGCTTATTTCAAGCGTTGGAAGAGCGGCTGGGACTGCTTATGAAACTGGGTTTTTTGCGTAAAATGGGAATAATTTAATGAGAATACCAGTTTACACAACTAGGATTAGACCAGCCCAAGAAGCGCCGGGGCGCTCTATTCGTGCGCGTCAAAGCGTTCAGCAAGCCGTTGCATTTGAAGAAGCGAAGGCTGCTCCTGCTCTTGCATTTGCCGAGGCTGTGGGTGAGTACGCAAAAACAAGATATAAGATTGAAGTTGAAACCAAACGTAACGAGGCAATTGCCGGAGCCAAAGAAGAGCTTATGGATTTGCAGCGAAAGCTGGAAAGTTCACCGCGCATTTTTGATGTGTTCAAAGAAGATGGCACAGGCGTTTGGGATACATCTGTTGCATCAATAAAAGATCGTTTACGTGATACTATTGGCGGCAATGTCTACGCATTGCAAGATTTTGATAGCGCATTTAATCAGGCTGAAATGACGTTGAGGTTTAGCTTGAAAGACGCAATTGAAAGAAAAGTTGAAGCTAGACGTAAGGCAGCATTACAACAAAGAAACGATCAGATTGTTGCCACATACAGCAATCCTTATGGAAACTTCACGGGCGAAGATCTTGTATTTGCTGAAGCAGAACTTAATTCAATGTGGGAGAACGCAGTTAAAAATGGCGGCGTTAATCCTGACTTTGTGTCTGCTCTTGGCGCAAAGAATACATTAACTATAGCTGAGAACGTAACTATGGGATATGCAGGACGTGATCCCAATTTAGTGTTTGGTTTAGCCGAAACTTTAAATATACTTGATAAACTTCAAACTGGCGAGATTGATGAAGAGACTGCACAATTAGAATTAGAGCAGATTGATCTTCCTAATTCTTCTTGGGCAATTACTACTTTAAGTTCTATCCCTCGCGCTAAAGCTAATGAAATTCTTTCTAACACTTTAACGGATGCAAATAAGTTTGCAAAAGCAAGGCGCGAAGAAGAAGCGGCAAGGGTAGCCGAAGTAAAAGTTTCCGGCGATAAACTAAAACTTTTCGCTTTTTCAGATCGTATGGATAGTAGCGAAAGAATACCAATTAATGAAATATTTGACGAATATTTTCATGTGCCGGGAATTGCTCAAAGCTTTTTACCGGGATTAAGTGTAGGTGTTTATGAAGAGCTAAAAGCTCAAGGTAAGTTTAAAACTATTACTGATGCGGATGGCAATGAGATTGAAACAATTTCTCCTAAAGATGCCAGAGTAATTATTGCCGAAATATTGCAAAAGCAGGGAATACTTACACTCACTGAGCAAGATCGGTTGGAAAATATTATTGAAGCAGAAGAAGAAGGGCGCAGCTATGCGCCCACCGTTAGCAATGAATTGGTAAAATTAAATCTTACTCAATTGATGGCAAACAATCAACTGACAGAAAAAGATGTTCAACAAGAGATATCTCAACTAACCGCAGAAGATTATTCTAGTTTTATGACAACCGCTAGAAACATAGCTGGCGCAAAACAAACTGAGTTAGATCAAGAATTAGCAGATGAGCTTGCCATTCTAAAGAACGAGCTTTTTGTTGTTGATCGTGATGTTCTCAATCCAGAAGATATTATTGCCAATCAGACTTTTGCATCAATAAATGCGGCGCTATCCAAAGAAGTGAACAGGGGCGACATTAAAACAGTTGTAGAATTAAGAAGAAGATCTGATGAATTATTAAATCAAGAGCGTCAAAAATATAAAATCAGATTGCGTCAGCCATATTTAAACATGTTGAAAGTAAACGTGAAGGGGCCATTTTATGGTGCAATTGATATTTCAAGCAACACTCCTTTAGACGATTTAACCGCACGTTGGGATGCCATAAAAGCAGATCCTAAAAATGCACCTAATTTAATTTTTTTAGAACAAGATTATTTAAAGATTTACGCAGATATTGAACGATATGTTAGAAGAGGAATATTCCAATGACAAATTTAAATTCAGAAAATGCTGATGTTGAATTTGAACGCTACATAGATGCGTATAATCTTTCGCAAGCAAGCCTTCCAGTTGATAACCTGCTAAACAAGCAGAAGCGGTTTAATCCCGTAAGCGGACGCAATGACGTTGTGTTTCGCATGGGAAACGGCGGTTATATAAAAATTGGTGAAGAAGATCTGCCTTCACCGCTTCAACCTGTTGTTGAAGAAACACCTGCGCAACCTCCACAGATGATGACTGAGGCGATGCAGCAACCAGAGGTGGCAACTGAGTTGCCAGTTAGTGATATTGAAATACAAGGTGCGCAGCAATTTAATGAAGAGCAAAGGCGCATAGGAAACATTCCCACGCTTGAGGATTTTGATGCGGCAGGATACTCAAAAGAAATTGTTGAGGCGGCTGGTTTAGAGCAACCCGAAACGATTGAACCTCTTACGCAAGAGCAAATTCAGCAAAGGCTTGAGACGGGCGGCATTGAGATTGCTACAACTGATCCAACTATTCGCGAAAACGCCGCAAACAAAATGAGCCGTTATTTAACAGACATAGCTTTGCAAGATTTACGCGAAGAATTACAAGCACAAGGCGCAAGCGAGCGTACTATTCAAGAGACATTGAGAACCAGAGAAAACGAATTGTTTGGTGAGGCTGAGGTTATTACCAATGCAATCTGGGGCCATAAGTCCGGCATTGGCGTAGCTGATTTTGCTACGGCTGGCATCTTGGACATACAAGAAGGTTATCGCTTGTATGAGCAGAGCTTATATACAGGCAACAACACAGACAGAGTATTTGGCTTGCTGCTTATGGCGGCTGGCGTTGGCGGTTTGGGTGGAGTTGCCAAGGCTGTTAAACGTAAGTTGCCAGCAATTAGAGAAAGGCTGAACCAACCCGGACCAATGCCAACAACAAGTATGTTTGGCGCGGGGGAGATTGATCGTGGGTTGGCGGCGGCGGGTAGGTTTTTAGATGCACCAAGGGCAAGAAGCGTTGATGAATTTGCAGAGCTTGCTGCTAGTGGTAAATTGCGCCAAGCGCGTACAACAGAGCAAGACATTTCTGATATTACAGAAAAGAAAATGCCTGCTACAGTAATAAACTTGCAGGGAGCAGATGACGAGTTGTCAATTGCTTATGAAAGTGGAGAAATTACTGATCAGCTTACGAACGCAGGGCTGTTTGTTGATGACGATCAAATGGGAACCATTTATGTTGGCACCACACAAGAAAACCTAGACGCGATAAAATTGGCTGAAAACCCAGCCGAAATTGGCAAGCTGTCAGGATATTCAGACGCTGATATAGCTGCATTTTATTTGAAGCGCAGAGGTGGCGATAAAAAGGCAGCGTTTCAAGAATACAGGTCTGACTTAGCGGATGCGCGAGCTAAAGAGCGGGATCAAATCGGCGCAAGGGAGATTGACGATATACGAGTAGACAGAGTTGAAGCGCCAACAGAAGAAAAGCCGGGTATTATTGCATTCCACGGATCAGGCGCTGACTTTGATGAGTTTAAGCTAGACAAAATTAATACTGGCGAAGGTGCGCAAGCATTTGGTTATGGTTTATATTTTACAGACAGTAAGGACATTGCGCTGTTTTACAAATCGGCTGTAAGGCAAGCTAAAGATTTAAGAGAAGGTTATGACGTTACTTATAAGGGTCAACCTTTTAAAAACTTAGGAGACACGCCAGAAGCTGAGGTGCAAGGGGAAGAATATTTTGCAGTTAATGCAATCATTGATAGCCTCAATAAAGTTACAACAATAAGAACAAGAGATCTTCCACAGCCTGAGTTGTTGCAATTAGCTAAAGAAAAAGCAATTGAACAAGTAGAGCAGCAAATAAAATCATTTGGTGATGATATTTCAGAAATACGATTAAATCACCTAAATGAAAGCTTGGATACATTAAAATCTGTTGATGTAAATGATGTGTCATTTTCTAAAGGTAAAACGTATCAAGTAAAATTGGATGTAACGCCAGACGAATTACTTGATTATGACAAGCCATTTAACGAGCAGTCTCTTTTTGCGCAGCAAGCAATTCTTAAAACTTTAGATGAAATGACGTTAGATGACGCAGTTAATATGGGTGTTGATCTTTATGGACCGCCTTACAATGGAAAGATTAATAAAAATACAGAACAGATGGCAATTCAAGAGGCGCAAAATCTTATGTTAAAAGATTTTTCGGTAGTGCGCTTTTTAAATGATTGGTCTGTTTTGCGTGGAGCCAAAAACTCTGGCGAGGAATTGCTTGAGAAAAATGGCATCAAGGGAATTAAATATAAAGCAAACAGAGGTCCGGGGGCAAGAAATGTCCCAGAGACAGGATCAGACAACTATGTTATTTTTGACGATAAGCTGATACAAATTATGAAAAAGTACGGTATAGTTGGACCAATTGCTGTAACAGCAATGAAGCCTAAAGAGCAAGAAGAGATATAGCATGGCAATAGATCCAGCCGAATTAGCAGAAGAGCAAGAGCAGCGTCAACGCATCAACGTAGCTGGCGCACCTACTGAGTTTGCCAAGGGGCCAGAGCGCGAAGGTGTTGAGGTTGCAGGGCTGGGGCCTTTGCTTGATTTGTTTAGGTCTATGCCCACTACTACAAAGCCAACGGTAAAAGTTGACCCAGAGGCTGCTATACCACCAACAGGTCGTGCAGAGGTAATACCGCAAAGACCGCCTACGCTTGCAGAGGAACGCGCTGCTAAAGAGCTTACGCCGGATTATAGATACCAAGAAGTGCAACGTGCAGTTGCTCCTTCTGTGCTTCAACCTCCCGCGTTACAAGAATTTGAAAGACGTGGCTTTCAAGCCTTTCCTAGCGATGATGAAACAATCTTACAAACTGCGCAACAGATTGCAAAGGAAGAAGCAGAGAATGCAAAAAAGACAACTGAAACTGTAATAAATCAGGCTCAAAAAGTTGTTACCAAAGAAAGCGCAGGTAGACCTATCAATGTAAGTGATTTGCTTGCGGCTGATAGAACGCAAAGTGTCCTTGAGCGTCTTGAAGAAATTAAAAGGGATGCTTCAGCGGTAGCCAAAACGAACACATTTAACACTGATCGTATATTAACGGGCGAGGATTTGCATCTTGCCTTGGAAGTTATTTCAGAGGATTTTGCTGATGCCATTGAGTTGCAGCGCCGAGGCGTCATTTCAAATGAGCAGACAGTTGATGAGGCTGCGCAAATCCTTGCAACAAATGAGCTTGGATTTACTGAAGAGCTTTTAAAAAGAAAAATTGGAGATGGTTCGTTTAACGCTGCAAAAACACTGGCAGCGCGGCAGTTGCTTGTTATTAACATGGAGCGTCTTTTAAATATCAAAGACAAAATTATGGCAGATGTTGCCGCTGGAAACAAACCTGATCCAAATGACTTGCTAGAGTTTCGTCGCAAATTAACAATGCAAGCGGCGATACAAATACAAACTATAGGCAATCGAACAGAAGCTGGACGAACATTGCAAATTTTTAACGTGCCAGTTTCGGGCGAAGAGGAAGCTTTACAAGGTGCTGTTAATGCCAAGCGTCTTTTAAATGAAGCTGGCGGTGAAGAAGTTGCTATGGAACTGGTCAACCGCTTGTCTGAAATTTCCAAAAGCGAAGATGCAATTGCTGGCATAAATAGATTTTCTTTGAAGGCATATGCGGCAAAAGGCAAAGAATTAATACACCAAGCATATATGGCTGGTTTGCTTTCCAATCCAGCAACGCAAGTTAAAAATATCTTAGGCACTGCTTCATACATGTTATATCAAATCCCCTCCGAGTTAATGGCTGGGGCGTATGGGTCTGCCATTCGCAGGACGCAAGCATTGCGTGGCGTTGATATTGATCCTGAGCAAGTGTATATGCGCGATGCGTTGTTGCGCATGAAAGGATGGTCTGATAGTTTTAAAGATGCGTGGCAAGCTGGGGCTTTGGCATTCCGCACTGAACTGCCTAGCGGCTCGCGCAATCGGTATGACTTGGAAGTGTACAATCCAGTTGGCGAAGCAGAAGAAACCTTTTTCTCAAAAAGCTTGTCATATGCTGGTAAAGGTATCCGCTTACCATTCCGGCTTCTTCTTGGAGCAGATGAGTTTTTCAAGGTTATGTCGCAGCGTGGCGAGCTATATACAGCGGTAAGCCGCAGATATGGCGATTTAATTCTTCAAGGTAAAAGCGATGAAGAAGCATTGGCTGAGGCTGGAATGCTCTTGCTTGATCCAAAAGCTGTTAGCGAAGTTCTGGAAGAAAAAGGATTGTATGACACAATGCAATCTGATCTAGGTGCGCTGGGCAAACTAACAGGTCCAATACAGAATAACTTTTTTGGTAGATTTATTTTGCCGTTTGCAACTGCTCCGGCAAACTCCATGATGCGGGTAGCGGAGCATACTCCTTTGGGGTATTACAAAACTTTTGGTCCAAAAGGATTTGGCGGGGGAGCTACGCCAAAAGAAAGACAGATTGCTTTTGGCAGAGCTACTCTTGGATCTGCAACAATGTTAATGTTTTCTCAATATGCTGCGGAAGGGCGGATTACTGGATCACGCCCACGCGACAAAGCTGCGCGGGAAGCATTGCCACCTAACTGGCAACCATATAGTTTTGTCGTAAGAGACGAAGGATTTCCAGAAGGGATGCCATTATATGATATGTATGGCAATCCAAATGGGCCATTAAAGTATATCCCGTATTCGGGGTTTGAGCCAGTTGGCGCTATAATTGGTTTGTCTGCGGATTATGCGCAACGCGCCTCTGAGCTTCCTCCCAGCGAAAGCACTTTAAAATTATTAGCAGATCATGCTGGTCTTGGCACATCGGTAGTTGCTGATTATATGTCCGAGCTTCCCATGCTTAAAGGGATTTCAGATGTTGCTGATGCTTTAAGCGGTAATGGTTTAGAAAACTTACTGCGCAGCTATCCGCAAAGCGCAAGTGCGGCGGGTGTTCCAAATATCTTTAGTGGGCTGCAAAGGGCGGCATATGATCTAAACGATCCTAGACTTGTCAAACCACGCAAAGATGTCACGTATTACACAGAAGAAGATGTACTGCGCACTGATGAAAACGGAAACTTTCTTCTTGGCTCTACACCTTCCGGCAAGCCAAGGTATGATTTGGTCGGCGTAGCAAAAGACACAACAGCGGAAAAATTATTGTCTGCCGTTCATTCATACTTTGATCAAGACACTTTCTTCCCCGGCAAAAGCCAATATGATCTAAATGCAATTGTGTATGACACAATGGGCAATCCATTGACTTCATCCGAATTGAGTTTGGCAAACCGTCCAGTTCGCGCAATTATCAACCGTGTTTTGGGATTGCGCGTTGAGCCGGGGCGTGAGCCAACTGATGTAGAAAAGACTTTGGTTGCAATTTATGGCGAAACAGGCAAATGGCCTTTAAAGAATAAAGAAAGTCTTGAAGGGGTTGGTTTGAGTTTTGGCGCTCAATCAGATTGGACTTACTTGGCTAAAAGCCCAGAAGCGGAAACAAGAGTGTCTGTTCCATCTATGGGGTATTTAAGGTTGACGTTCCAAGAAGCTTTAGAGCTTATGACAACAGGATCTGCAAATATTAATGGTGCTGTAATTACTGATGTTTATACTCGCTTCAATACCAAAAGCCGTAAGGAGCAAGCTAGCCTTATATCGCAATTGAATGATACTTTCTATGATGCTACAATAGAGCAGCTTTTTGAAATGAAAGATGAAGATGGCAATTTAAGGTATGAAAACCTGCGCTCTGCTTATCAGGATGTGCAGACAATCAAAGAGCGAGAGGCTGCGTTAAACAGATGACAGTAACCAGTAGTACAAACAAAGTAAGCTTTAACGGAGATAGCTCTACAACTGTCTTTGCGTATAGCTTTAAGATCTTTGATGAAGATGATCTGACAGTCATTTTGCGGAGCAGCACGGGTACAGAAACCACCCAAACCATTACAACGCATTACACTGTGTCGGGGGTTGGCAGCGCAGGTGGTGGCAATGTAACAATGGTGACTGCTCCTGCTACTGGTGAAACTCTAACGATCTTGCGTGAGCAGCCATTGACGCAAGGTTTGGATCTTGTGCCAAACGATCCTTTTCCTGCGGAAAGTATGGAAGAAGCTTTAGACAAGCTGACGTTTATGGTGCAGACGCACAGCGAGGAGCTTGATCGGGCAATCAAAGCGTCAAAGACAAATACGATTACATCGACAGAGTTTACTGTATCTGCGGCAGATCGTGCAAATAAAGTGTTTGCTTTTGATGGCAGCGGAGACATTTCTGTTACGCAAGAGATTGGCACATTTCGCGGCAATTGGGCTACAGCAACTGCATATCAACCGCGCGACTTAGTTAAAGACACAAGCACTAGTAATGTCTTCATTGTAAATACAGCGCATACATCTAGCGGATCGGAGCCGCTAACAACAAACGCCAACAGCGCGAAGTATGATTTGATTGTTGACGCTGCATCTGTGTCTACATCTGCATCTGCGGCAGCGGCAAGCGCAACGGCTGCGGCATCCAGCGCAACGGCTGCGGCGGCGAGCGAAAGCAATGCGGCTACATCTGAAAGCAATGCCGCAACAAGCGCAACAACTGCGTCCACTCAGGCAACCAATGCGGCAAGCTCTGCCACGGCTGCGGCTGCATCTGAGGGCAATGCCTCAACGTCTGAGACAAATGCTGCTTCATCGGCAACGGCTGCGGCAGCAAGTGAGACGGCTGCGGCTGCATCTGAAAGCGCTGCCGCAACATCGGAAACAAACGCGGCAACGTCTGCATCTTCTGCATCTACATCTGCCACGACTGCATCGACTGCCGCGACAACTGCAACAACTCAAGCGTCTGCGGCGGCAACGTCTGCAACTAACGCTGCAACGTCAGAAACAAATGCGTCTACCAGTGAAACAAATGCGGCAACATCGGCAACAAATGCAGCGACTTCTGCATCGGCTGCGGCAGCATCACAGACTGCGGCGGCTGCTTCGGCTGCATC